CCAACTACGAGAAGCTGAGCCATTTCAATGCCACAGCATTCTCTGGCGTGGTGCTCGATGAGTCCAGCATCCTCAAGGCATACACCGGCAAGATCCGCAATCAGATCATCGAGTCGTTCGCGCAGACGCCATACCGGCTGGCCTGCTCAGCCACGCCAGCACCGAACGACCACATGGAGCTTGGCAATCATGCTGAGTTCATCGGTGTGATGACCCGCACCGAGATGCTGGCCATGTTCTTCGTGCATGACGGCGGCGACACTGCTAAGTGGCGGCTCAAGGGTCACGCGCGCGGCAAGTTCTGGGAATGGGTTTGCAGCTGGGCGGTCACCATCCGCAAGCCATCAGACCTTGGCTATGAGGATGGCAATTTCGTGCTGCCGGCGCTGCAGATCCAAGACTGCACGGTTGAGACGCCGCGTGAGGCAGTTGCGGGTGATGACGGGCAGATGGCGCTATTTGCCATGGAGGCTCGCACGCTTAATGACCAGCGCAAGGTGCGCAAGGCCAGCCTGCAGCTCCGCGTTGCAGCTGCCGCCAAGCTGGCCAACAGCAACACCGAGCAGTGGTTGGTGTGGTGTGATCTGAATGATGAGAGCAAAGCGCTCACTGCCGCCATCCATGGCGCTGTCGAGGTGTCTGGCTCTGACAGCGATGACCACAAGCGACAGGCTGCCATTGACTTCCAAGATGGCAAGATCCGCGTGTTAGTTAGCAAGCCCAGCATCTTTGGTTTTGGCCTCAACTTTCAGCGGTGCCACAACGTCGCATTTGTTGGTCTGTCGCACAGCTACGAGGCGTTCTATCAAGCCATCCGCCGCTGCTGGCGGTTTGGGCAAGATCAGCCGGTTAATGCGCACATCATCTACGACGTGGCGGAAGGCCGCGTGATTGACAACATCCGCCGCAAGGAAGCGGACAGCATCCAGATGGCTCAATCAATGGTTGAAATCATGAAGCAACAAACCATGGAACAACTCAAGAAGATCCAACGCCAAGTGGCGCCGCATGTCACTGAGCACAAGTCCGGCGATGGCTGGGACATGTATATGGGTGACTGCGTGGAGAGCATCAAGCAACTGGATGACAACTACATTCACTACAGCATCTTCAGTCCACCATTCGCGTCGCTCTACACCTATTCCAACAGCGACCGCGACATGGGCAACAGCCGCACTGAGCAGGAGTTCTTCGATCACTTTGCATTCCTTGCCAGCGAGCTGCATCGCGTGATGATGCCGGGTCGGCTGATCAGCTTCCACTGCATGAATCTGCCCAGCAGCAAAGAACGCGATGGGTTTATCGGTGTGAAGGACTTCCGCGGCGACATGCTGCGCATCTTCCAAGCTGCTGGCTTCGTATTCCATAGCGAGGTGTGCATCTGGAAGGATCCCGTCACCGCAATGCAGCGCACTAAAGCAATCGGGCTACTCCATAAGCAAGTGCGCAAGGATTCAGCACTTAGCCGCCAAGGCATCCCGGATTATTTGGTGACGGTGCGCAAGCTTGGTGACAACCCAGAACCCGTGGCTGGACCGTTCACGGAGTTTACCGGTGAGAATCCACCAGCCAAAAGCGGTGACCCGATCAAGGATTCCATCAACATCTGGCAGCGCTACGCCAGCCCGGTGTGGATGGATATCAACCCATCGGACACGCTGCAATACCGCAGCGCACGCGCCAATGAAGATGAGCGCCACATCTGCCCGCTGCAGCTTGAGGTGATCCGCCGCGGCCTGCAGCTATGGAGCAACCCTGGCGACGTGGTGCTGTCGCCGTTCGCTGGTATTGGCAGCGAGGGTTATTGCAGCATCCAGGCTGGGCGCCGGTTTGTGGGATTTGAGCTGAAGCCGTCGTATTTCAACTGCGCAGTCAAGAACCTGACTGAGGTGGCCAGCAACCGTCAAGGAGTGCTGGTGTGATGCAACTCCGCCCCTACCAGCAACAACTAATCAACGACATCCGACTGCAGTATCAGTTAGGGCGTAAGTCAGTCCTAGCAGTGCTGCCCACCGGCGGCGGCAAGACCATCGTCATGGCCGAGATCATGCGCTCGCTCGCAGCCCGTGGCCGCAGCGCCCTGGTCCTCGTCCATCGACGTGAGCTGGTCGCGCAGACCAGCCAAAAGCTGGATCTCGCTGGTGTCGATCACGGCATCATCGCGGCTGGCACGCAGCCGAGCGCCGCGCCGATCCAAGTGGCGTCAGTTCAGACGCTGGTTCGTCGTTTGGATTGCATTACTCACCCCCCAGACTGCGTTCTTATTGATGAGGCGCACCACGCCACCGCAGGCAGCTGGGCGCGCGTGCTCGGCCATTGGCCTGGCGCCCTTCGCCTTGGAGTCACCGCCACCCCCGTTCGTCTGGACGGCCGCGGCCTATCGGCAGTCTTCGACCGCCTTGTTCTCGGTCCGTCTGTCGCGGACCTGATCTTTACCGGGCATCTGTGCCCTGCGCGACTTTACGCCCCACCTGTGCGTGCGGACTTGTCGCGGATCACCCGAAGGGCGGGAGATTTTGCCGCAGGTGACGCGGCAGAACGTCTTGACCGCCCCACCGTCACCGGCGATGCCATTGAGCACTACCAACGCCTCGCATCAGGCCAGCCCGCCATCGTTTTTTGCTGCACTACTCAGCACGCGGAGCATGTCGCTGTATCCTTCCGCGCAGCCGGGCACACCGCCGCCACCCTGCTGGGCAGCACGCCATCACAAGAACGTGATCAGCTGGTCCAGCAGTTCGCCGCTGGTGATCTGCAGCTGCTGGTGACCGTCGATGTGGTCTCCGAGGGCTTCGATGTCCCCGCCGCCAGCTGCGCCATCCTGCTGCGCCCCACCGCCAGCCTCGGCCTCTACCTCCAGCAGGTTGGCCGGGTGCTGCGCCCCGCACCGGGCAAACCCCACGCGGTGATCCTCGATCACGTCGGCAACGTCCACCGCCATGGCTTCCCCGACGATCCGCGCGACTGGTCCTTGGATGACCGGCTCCGCACTGGCCGCGGCGGCAACGGCCAAGCAGCCCCATCGGTGCGCACCTGCACCACCTGCTTTGCAGCCTTCAAGCCCGCACCCGTCTGCCCGTGCTGCGGCGCACACTGCGCACCCGAGCCCAAGCGCGCCATGCGCCAGGTCGATGGCGAGCTGCAGGAGCTGAAGCGGGTCAACGCCCAGCTCCGTGCCAGCGAGCGCAAGCGTGCCCGAACCTTGCCCGAGCTGCTCGCCATCGCCGCACAGCGCGGCTACTCGCCCGGCTGGGCGTATCGCGTCCACAATGCCCGGAGCAACGCAAACCGATGAGGCACATCTTCTCCTGTGGTGGCGGCGTCCAGTCCACTGCCTGCCTGGTGCTCGCGGCGCAAGGGCGTATCCCCTACCGCACCTTCATCTTCGCCAATGTCGGAGACCAGGCCGAAGATCCACGCACCATCCGCTACATCAACGAGGTGCTGAAGCCCTACGCGGCGCAGCATGACATCGAGTGGGTGGACGTGCAGCGCCAGCGCCGTGATGGCACCCCGGTGGACCTCTACCAAGAACTGCTGCGCCCCATCAGGTCGATCGACATCCCGGTGCGCATGGCAAACGGTGCGCCGGGCAACCGCAACTGCACCGTCCACTTCAAGATCAAGCCCATCGCCAAGTGGATCCGCAAGCACGCGCCTGGCTGCACCCTTGGCAAGGGCATCAGCACCGATGAACCACACCGTGCCACGCCATCCCGTGAGGACGATGGCTACACCTCCGCCTACCCGCTGATTGAGCTGGGACTGAGCCGTGGCGATTGCTTGCGAGTGGTGCGCGAAGCCGGACTGCCACAGCCGCCAAAATCCAGCTGCTGGTTCTGCCCCTACAAGACAACAGACCAGTGGACAGCCATGCGCCGCGAACGGCCAGAGCTGTTCGCAAAAGTCGCGGACATCGAGCGCCGGCTCAACGTCAAACGCAGCGAGATGGGACGCGATGCCGTCTACATCAGCTCAGTTGGCTCCCGCCGCGAGCTGGCTATCGAACAAGCAGTGCCAGACCAGTTGGGGCTGTTTCCCGAGTGGATTGAGGAACAAGATGGATGCGAGTCTGGCTACTGCATGACATGAACGCCGAGACCGACCTGCAGCAGCGCATCCGCCTGGCGCTCGGCACCCAGCATGACCTGCGCCTGTTCCGCAACCAGGTCGGTCAGCTGCCAGATCCCCGCACCGGCAGACCCGTTCAGTTCGGCCTCGCACGCGGCTCCGCAGATCTCATCGGCTGGCGCACCGTGACAATCACCCCCGACATGGTTGGCCAGCGCGTGGCCGTGTTCACCTCCATCGAGGTCAAGACCACCACCGGCCGCCTCACGCCCGCACAGCACAACTGGCTCGGCGTGGTCCGTGGGGCTGGTGGCATCGCTGGCGTGGCGCGGTCAGTCGAGGATGCGTTGCGGATTATGACGGCAGAGGGTTGACAGGGGTTGCACATGGTGTAGGATACGCGCAAGCCGGACAACCGGCACCCCAAACCGAGAACCATGATTGCAACCACTCTGCTAGTCATCTGGAAATTGCTACTGCCGCTGCTCTTTGTGGTGGCAGTAATTGACCTACTGACAATGACTCCAGATCGCCGCATCCGTTTTTTGCGCAGCACTGGCCTTAGTCAGCGTCAAATCGCCAATCGCCTCAACCTGTCCACCTATCGCGTCCGTAAGGCGCTGATGGCATGAACAATCTGAACCGCTTTGCCGTGCTGGCAATCATCTTCGGTGTCTGGGCAATGGCCTACGACACCGGCCGCCAGCAGCCTGCCTACAGCCATCACGCCTGCCAAGAGCAACTCAAGCCATGACTGAAGCAGACATTTACTGGACATTTGCCACCGCCTACCAGCACGGCGGTGGTTTCTTCCAAGCGCTAGCGCACGCTGGCCTCAAGGCTGACCCCGGCAACAAGCGCCGCCTGCTGGATGCGTTCCCTGAGCTGGCCGCCACCTACGGCACCGCTAGCCGGATGCACCGCCAAATGCGTAGTGGGGCAGCAGCGTGACCAGCAACGCCGACTACCACGCAGACCCAGCCGTCAGCGCTTCGCACCTGCACGCAGTAGCCAAGTCGCCCTACCACTACTGGAGCCGCTACCTCGACCCCAAGCGCAGCGCACCCGAGCCGACTGCTGCTATGCGGCTTGGATCACTGGTGCATTGCGCAGTGCTGGAACCTGAGGAGCTTGGCAAGCGCTACAGCCGCTGCGCACCGCGCAATACCAAGGCCGGCAAGGAGCAAGCTGCTGAGCTTGCGGCGCGTGGCATTGAAGCCGTGACCGATGCAGATTGGTCGCTGGCGATTGCCATGAACAACGCCGTCAGGCAGCACCCTGCCGCTGCAGCACTGCTTACCCATGGCAAGGCTGAGCAGTCCTTCTGGTGGGATGACGCTGATACTGGGCTGCGCTGCAAGTGCCGCCCCGACTGGTATGACGGTGCCACAGTGGTTGACCTCAAGACCACCACGGACGCCAGCCCTGCCGGCTTTGCCCGTAGCGTGGCTACCTTCCGCTACCATGTGCAAGCGAGCCACTACCTAGCCGGCTTGCACGGTGCTGAGCGGTTTGTGTTCATTGCCGTTGAGAAGACTGCCCCGTACGCGGTTGCGGTCTATGAGCTTGACGCCGCGGCTATGGATGCTGGTGATGAGCTACGGCAACGTGACATGCGCGTGATTGCCGACTGCCAAGCCACCAAGGAGTGGCCGGGCTACGGCGATCACTGCCAAACGCTCAGCCTGCCTTCATGGGCATTAACTGCCAACCCAACTATCACATCCGATGACTTCTAGCATCACGCTCTGGACACCAGAGCAAACGCAGCTGATCTCAACCACCATTGCGCCTGGCTGCAGCAATGACGAGCTAAGGCTGTTTGCCTACGCTTGCCAGCGCACTGGGCTGGATCCGTTCAGCAAGCAGATCTACGCCATCAAGCGTGGCGGCAAGATGACCATCCAAGCCGGCATTGACGGTTTGCGTGCCATTGCTGAGCGCACTGGACAACTGGATGGCAGTGAAACCTACTGGTGTGGTGAGGATGGCGAATGGCAAGACGTATGGCTTGGCAGCAAGCCACCTGCAGCAGCCAAGACCATCATCTACCGCAAGGGCAGCCAGCATCCATTCATTGGCGTTGCTCGCTTTGCTGACTACAACGCCGGCCAAGGCTTGTGGAGCAAGATGGGCGCCGCAATGATCGCCAAGTGCTCTGAAGCATTGGCGCTGCGCAAGGCGTTTCCTGCTGACATGTCCGGCGTCTACAGCACTGATGAGATGCAGCAGGCAGAGGTGGAGCCGGTAATGGTGACCACTGCAGCAGCGCCAGCATTGCCCGCAGGCGACGCCAAGCTGTTCCAAGCCGGCAAAGCTGCCATCGCCAAAGCCGACACGCTCGACAAGCTGCAGGAGGTAGTAGCACGCATGGACAAGCGCAAGCCTGATCTCAGCGACGAGCAGAATCAGCAGCTGATGGAGCTAGCGCTGGCCAAAGAGGCTGAGCTAGCACCTGCCAATGAGGATCCCTTTGCTGATGACTGAGCCATTCCTAACCACTGATGAACTGGCAGCACGTTGGGGGCTGAAGCCAGCAGCCATCAAAAACCAACGTGCACGCGGCATTGGCCCTGCCTATGTCACGGCGCCACGCATTGGCTTGCCAGCCGGTACACCACGTGTGCGCTACGCCTTAGCTCAAGTCTTGGCTTTTGAGGAAGCCAATGGCATTACACCACTGAACTGACATGAGTCTCTACGCAACAGGCATCGTTCGCATCATCACTGATCCGCAACTGCGTGCCTTTGAATCTGGCACCATGGTTGCCAACTTTGCTGGTGGCATCCAGGAAGGCAAAGACAAAGACGGCAACTGGATCAATAACGCTATCGACTGCGAAATCTGGGGCAAGTCCGCTGAGCTGATCGTTGACAAGCTCGGCAAAGGCGACAGCATCCTCGTGACCGGTGCCGTGCGCCGGCAAGAATGGAATGACAAGGAGACTGGTGCCAAGCGCAGCAAGCATGTGCTCAGTATTCAGCGGTTTGAGTTCATGCCACGCGGCGCTGCAACCACTAGCGAGGAGCCTGTGTTCTGATGAACGAAACCACACTTGACATTGCATTCAAGGAGTGGTGGGAGGCGTCCTATGGACGCCCTCCCGGCACCCATGCAGTGATGACGCACGTGGCATTTGCCGCGCATATTCTTGAACTCCTGGAGCTGATGCAAGATGATCAACCACAAGATTGAACAACGCCGCGATGACTACCTGCAGTGGCTATATGAGCAAAGCGGACGCACCTGCAGCACGTACACCGGGTTATATCAAGAGCGCATTGCTGATCTGATCCGGCGCGATATGGCAGAGGCTTTAGGTGATGAGTGATCTTGTCAACCATCCGCCGCATTACAAGCACGGCGACATTGAGTGCATCCAAGCCATTAAGGCAGCACTCGGTGATGATGGCTTTCGCGCTTACTGCAAAGGCAACGTCATCAAATACCTATGGCGCGCTGAGCACAAGGGCAATGCCGATCAAGACTACGGCAAAGCTGATTGGTACATGCGCAGGTTGCTGCTGCATGTAGATGAGTGATCCGTTTAAGCGCGGCGAGGCAAACTACGCCGCGTTTCTTACAGAAGATCACGTACGCGAACTGCGCCAGTTGCGTGTTGCCGGCAGCAGCTACGGCCAACTAGCAGAACGCTACGGCATTGACAAAAAACACGCATGGCGCATTTGCCAACGCATTGCATGGAGCTGGCTTGAATGACTGGCCAACATCTCATCACCCCACCGCCGGAGCTGGTAGATCAGTGGAAAAGGTCTGGCCCTGCGGACGCTGCCGTCAACAATGCCTACGAGTGCCACATTGCCGCCCTCGCCGCCCAATGGGGCGCAGATCAGGAGCTGGAGGCGTGCCTAAGGCTGGTTGAAATTGACGGTGGTGAAGATGCTTATGACTTTGCTCGCTACATCCGCACCGCCCGTCGCCCCAAGCCGCCGAGCTTGAAGGAGCTGGCGCTAATGGCACTGGAGGATGCCGTCAAAATGGCCGATGACACCCCGCCAGAGGGGATTTGCTCAGACCAAGCAAACATCATCCGCCGCGCATTGGAGCAACTCGATGACTGACTACAAAGCAACCCCCGAACAGTGGGCAAATGTGCAGAAATTCGCCGCTGTTGCCACTGAGTCCTGCCTTCTCGAACTCCGCGCCAGGGTCGAGGCGCTGGAGGCTAACTCCAAGCCAACTCCTAATCCACGCCAAATTAGGAGTTCGCTGGTGGAGCGGGTGCTGGTGTCCGACTGGATCGCCACCCGCGGTTGCGCCAAGTCCAGCGCCTACAAGTGGCTCGGGATTCTCGGGATTCGGCCCCGCCGTGAGGTGAACCGCGCCACCGGCAAGGTGGAGAGCTGGCTCACCAGCAGCGAAGCCAGCATCTTGACTGCTTATGCCGATGCTTTGGAGCTGGGGCATAGATCCACAGAAGCCAGTATTAAGGCTTGGGACAGTATCAACGCAAAACTTGTGTACCGAGTAAATGATGCGTGTCTCAAGGTGGATGCATTTGACGACCCTCTGGAGTGGAGCCGCGCCGCGATCCGCGAGGTGGCGGCGTGGATGCGCGAGCAGCAGGACGGCGACCTGATTGCAGCAACCATGCTGGAGCAGGAGGCCGGGCGATGACTGACTTCCACCCCGCACCATTCCATGACTTCTCCACCGAGCTGCGCGACCCGTGGCCGGTGGTTGAGCGACTGCGCATGGCCCTGCGCGAAGCCGAGCGCTATTGCCTCGGCGCTGAAAACATCACCGGCCAGTGCATTACATCTCTCCTCGAAATCCTGCCTGATGACGATGACTAATCAACGCCTCATCTCTCCGCCCGCCGAAATCATCCGTCAGTGGGAAGTCGAGTGGGACACCAACGGTGCCGCCCACTGCGACAAGACCCTTTATATCGCCGCTAAGGCTGCAACCTGGGGCGCCAAGGCTTCCATTGAGTGCGCCCTCAGGGACACTGCTTCATGCCACTGGCGCGTTGCCGATGGCCCTGAAGATGGAGTGCAGCTCGTGCGGGCCAGTGATCTGGTGGCTTGGGCTGCTGCCATTGGCAAGCGTTATGAGGTCGAAGAATGACTGACCTCTCCCCTGCCGCGCAGGCGATTTTGAAAGCCGCTTACGAAGCAACGCGAAACCCAAATTGGCAAACGAACTTCTACACCAGTTATGCCGCCGCCGCCCTGCGAGCTGCTGCGGATCAAGTGCTGCCGGAAGTCGTAAACGCTGTTGGAGATGAGCATGATGACGCTCGCCGTGACCAGTGGGTTCGCATCCGGTGCAAATTCCTTGCCATCGCTGACGAGATTGAAGCCCAGTAGTCAGACCCACTAACCACTCAACCAATGACCATCCTTTGCGACTACGAGATCAAAGCACTCTGCACCGACGGCATGGTGCAAAACTATGAAGAGGCATTGATCAATCCCGCCAG